ATGACTACAACACAATCCGCACTTCTGGCGGTGATATCAGTGCTTCTACTAAGTCTGACATCATTGCTGGTAAAGCAACTGGTACAGTTCAAAACTACTTCACAGCCGCCACTGAGTGGGGCAACGTGCAAGAGGCTCTTGAGCTAGACCAACTAGATCAAATCCTTGAGCCAATGGCTCGCAGAATCGTAACTGACCTTGAGCTAGACCTCGGCGCGTTCATGCGTAAAAACGCAGCGTTGAGCTACGGTGATCGCGGCACTGTTGTTGATGCTTGGTCAGACGTAGCTGGTGCTGGCGCGTTGATGGACTCTGTTGGTGTGCCAATGTCAGACGAGAAATACTATCTGATGAACCCATTCACAACCACTGCGCTGTCATCAGCTCAGAACGGTTTGAATGCGGCTGACGGCCTTGTTCGTACAGCTTGGGAGAAAGCGCAAATCAGCCAGAACTTTGGCGGCTTGATGGCACTAACTTCTAACGCTCTGAGCAGCTATACGTCTGGTTCTACCACTGATCGTGCAGGAGCACTGAATGGCACTCCTGACGCAACTTACGTCACAGCCAAGGACACCATGCAGCAGACTTTGGTTCTTGATGGTCTGGGTACTGGCACTATCAAAGCTGGAGACCAAGTAACTATTGCAGGCGTTAATCGTTTAAATGTTGCTACTCGTGAGCTTATCCTTGATAGCGCAGGTGCTGCTGTTCCGTGGACAGGCACAGTCCTTGAGGATGTGACTATCGCTGCTAACGCTGCGACTATTACAGTCTCTGGCGCGGCTATCTACGAAGCTAACGGTCAGTACAACAATGTCGATGCAGCTCCTGCTGACGGCGCGGTTGTGACTATCGTTGGTGCTGCGTCAACTGTCTATCAGCCTAATATGTTCTTCACCAAGCAAGCGTTTGGTCTTGGAACTGTTAAGTTACCTAAGCTGTACTCAACCGACACGATTGCAACTACCAGCGATGGTATGAGCATCCGTGTGTCTAAGTACGCAGACGGTGACGCTAATACGCAGAAGATTCGTTTTGACCTTCTTCCGGCGTATGCTTGCTTTAATCCGCTATTTGCGGGTCAAGGCTTCGGCAAGTAACCTTGTGTGATTCTGGGAGCTTCGGCTCCTAGTTTTTTATATGGCTACTCCAAGAAAAGGTAAAGCGAAAGTAAAGGTCACTGCCACTGGCAAGAAGGTCTCCTACGGGCAGGCTGGAAAAGCCAGTGACGGTGGTTCTCGTGTACGAGCAGGAACAAAGAAAGGTGATGCGTACTGCGCTAGGTCTTTAGGTATCAAGAAAAGGTTATCCAAAAGACAACAGAATGATCCCAACACGCCTAACAACTTGAGCCGTAAGCGCTGGAAGTGTAAAGGCGCAAAGAGTGCTACTTATGAGTGAAGGTCTATACGCTAACATCCACAAGAAACGCAAGCGAATCAAGTCTCAGAAGGCCGCTGGCAAAACGCCTGAGCGGATGCGTAAAGCAGGATCTAAAGGCGCTCCAACAGCACAAGCCTTTAGGAACTCAGCAAAAACAGCAAACAAAGCCACATTTGAGTGAGGTGATTTATGCCAAACGTAAACGGTCAAAAGTTCCCATATACCAAAGCAGGCATGATGGCTGCAAATAAGGCAAAGAAGAAAACCAAAAAGAAACCTGCCAAAATGGCTAAAAGCGGAGCTACATACGAATAATGGCTACTGTCGCTCAAGTTGCAAAGTCCTCGCTACAGAGGATATTGGTACAAGCTAGTGAAGCTCCGTTAGAGCCTGACGAGTACCAAGACTTTATATTCTCAATGAATAATTACATGGCTGAGCTAGATGCCCAAGGCATTCAGCTTGGCTATACAGTTGTGACTGATCTTGGTGATGAAGTAACTATCCCAACAGGCGCACTGCGCGGACTTATTGCTAACATGGCAATTGAAGTCGCACCAGACTACAACGGAGTCATCTCTGGCGGCTTGCAGAAAGCAGCTCGTGATGGGTTCAACACAATGCGTATGCTTGGTCAAAGCATGGGCAAGACTAGATTTCCTTGTACGCTTCCTGTTGGTTCTGGTAACGAAGACAATGACTTCGGCATGAATGGTCATTTCTATCCAGATCAAGAAGCGGCAATCCTTGCAGAGACAACTGGCGCTATAGCCTTGGAGGTCAACACCAATGGTTAAAAGAGCAGATGGTCGCAAGAAGTCGGACTTTGTAGCACAGGATACAGTGCTTGCAGGGTCTTCAATGGATTACTTTGTCAACAACACCAACTACAGAATCTCCTACACAAATTTAGTAGCTGGTCTTGGTGTAACTGGGTCAATCGTCACTACAGGTGATGTCACAGGCTCTCCGGTTCTTGAGATAGATGGCACAGTTAATAAGATTCGAAACATAGAGAACGGTTCTGGCATTATTACCTCAATCACTCCTACTAACGGCGTTAAAGTAAGCCACAACTTCACGGCTAACGCTGATGGTCTTCCAATACTGTTAAACACAACAGCAGCCTCTCCTACAATTGCTAGTATTGTTGCAGGTAGCGGTATTAGTGTAGCTGCGGTTAATACTAACGGCATTCAGATAACGTCTATTGCTGATGAGATAAACGCTCAGGTCACAATGCACGGTAATGCAACTGCCACTGTTATTTCTACAACAGACACTCCTGTAAAAACAGCAGGCACATTTGTTGTAGGAGAAGTTTCTACCTTTACAGCAGACAATACAGGAAAGCTAACTTACACAGGCGCAACTACAACTACAGTTCAAATTGTGGCTTCTGTGACTTTGGATGTTGTTGGGACTAATCAGGATCTAACGGTTTATTTATTTAAGAATGGAATTTCATTACCTAACGCAAAGATTTCCAGAACAGTCACTTCGGGAGCAGCAGGAAACGTAGGTTTATTTTACAACGTATCAATGACTGCCTCTGACTATGTAGAAATCTATGTGGCTAATAGTTCAAGCACAAACAACATAACTGTGACGGACTGTTTGTTCGGAGTAACTTAGATGCCTAAAGTAGTCCTGCCTATAGCGAATGGATTCTACGAGAGCGACAGCCTGCCTATCTCTGCCCAAGAGTGTGTGAACTTCTATCCGAATATCGCCCAAGCTCCTGCGCTAAATCAGGAGACTCTATATGGAACGGCTGGACTAGAAGAAGTAGCAAACGCCAACAGCCTCACTGGTAACAGAGGCGCACACGAAATGAACGGTGTGCCTTACTTCGTTATTGCAGACAGACTGTACAGCATGGCTGCTGACTTCACGTTGACGTTTATCGGTGAGATAGCTGATGATACCAGAGTTTCAATGGCTGACAACGGCACACAACTTCTTATCTTAGTTCCTAATGGGAACGGATACATATACAACCACGTTACGGACACATTTTCTCAAATCACAGATTCAGACTTCACTGCGAACGGAAATCCTCAACTGGTTGTTTATATTGACGGCTATTTTTGTTTAACCACTGACAGTAAGAAGTTTATTGTTAGCGCGTTAAATGACGGACTTAGCTACAACGCTTTGGATTTCGGTACTGCCGAGTCTGATCCTGATGAGATTGTTGCTCCTATTGTTTTTAAGAACCAGTTATTTATAGGAGGTTCGCAGACGATAGAGGCATTTCAAAACATTGGCGGTGCTGACTTTCCTTTTCAGAGAACAGGTTTGTTCTTATCCAAAGGTATTGCTAGTCCGTTTAGTATTCAGTCCTTGCAGGGCACGTTTGTATTCATTGGATTTGGTCAGAACGAATCTCCAGCAATCTGGGCTTTTGAAGGCAATGATGCAGTTAAGATATCTACAACTGCAATAGACAAAGAGCTAAGCAATCTTACGCAAGACCAAGTGACCTCTATTTACTCTTGGGGTTACGCCGAGAAAGGCGCTTACTTTGTTGGGTTTGCACTGCCTAGCAGCACATTAGTTTACGATATCATTACAAAGCGCTGGCATGAAAGGAAGTCTGTTATTGAAGGTGATCTTGGAGGCTACCGTGTTACTGCTTTGGTAAGAGCCTATAACAAGATATGGGCAGGCGATTTAGTAGACGGCAGGATAGGAAACTTAGATCCTGACTTCTACACAGAGTACGGCACAGAGATTAGGCGCTCTATAGTGACTCAGCCTTTCCAGAACAACATGGAATCGTTTGTAGTTCCTGAGATAGAGCTTACTGTTGAAAGCGGTGTTGGTAATACCGCTGCTCCTGATCCTCAAATTGGTATGGCTCGCAGTCGTAACGCTAAGACTTGGAGTGACACTCGCTTTCGTAGCATTGGCAAGGTTGGCGAGTACAACCATAGAGCTATTTGGCGTAGAAACGGCAGAGCGGCTAGATTTGAATTGTTTAGGTTTACAATGAGCGATCCCGTAAAGCCTGTGATTATACAAATGACTGCTGACATAGAAGGTGTTCAGTGAGCTATAAATTAAATGCTGCACAACCGATAATAGAACCTAATGGAACTATGAGTCAGGCGTTTAGACAGTTTACGCAAGAGGCTACCTTAAGCATTCCGATAGTTGGAGTCGGAAGTCCTGAAGGTGTTATAGAGGCTGTACAGTATAGTCTTTACTTAGACAGCGCAGGCTCTGCTGGAGCTATTCAGTACAGAAAAATGCTACCTAGTATTGGCGGCGATAGAAAGCAAGGCTGGATTCTTGTTTGATTACCAGAACGGTAGACGCTGACTTCATAAGATCATTTGTTACCGGATCTGAAGTGTTTGATGAGATCAGCGAGGATGACTTCTCAAGAGATGAGTGGTATCCAGATATGCACAGCGGCTGGTTTGTGCATACAGAAGATGATGAGGTCTGCGGCCTCTGGATGGCTGAATTACGCAACGGCATCACCATAGAGATTCATCCAATGATCTTAAAAGAGTTCAGAGGAAAGAAAGCGTACAAAGGCGCTAAAGAATTTTTTACTTGGATAACAAAGAACACCAAGTATGAGAAGGTAAACGCAGAGATCGCCACTTGCTTTCCTAATGCCAAGATGTTTGCGGTACAATGCGGCATGAAGTTAGAAGGAACAATTAGGCGGTCTTTTAAGAAGAACGGCAAAATACATGACCAATGGTTACTAGGCATCACTAGAGAAGAACTAGAGGCAAGATATGAGTAAATTAGTCACAACCTTATTTGGCGGCGAATCAGACAAAGGCATTAAGGCTCAAGAAAGCGCAAACAGAGAACTGTTGCAATTTATGGAGCGTCAACAAGATATGGCTAGATCTGATATTCGACAAGCTATGCCTAGCCAATATAGAGCAATGACGGCAGGCCAGCAGGCTGGATTAGATGTTTACGGGCAAACAATGCCCCAACAAGCTAATGCTTTTGTCGGTGGCAATGTAGCAGCTCAGCAGGCGCTTCTTGCAGGTATGCCTATGTACGAGCAGGCGATTAGAGGCACTAATGTAAACTATGGCAACTTGCAGCCTTATCAAGGCAGTTACGATATGTCTTTTGCTCAACAGCAGCTACCTGATGCGGTTGCTAATCCTGAATATATACAGCAAATTGCTCAAAATAATACGGCAAATTCTTTAGGTGGAATGGGAATAGATGCTGCCACTTTAGCTGAACTTGAAGCGTTGAGGTATTCCTAATGGAAGAAGATTTTACTGAAGGTCTTGGCGGTATAGAAATAACGCCAGAGAGCATAGTAATTGATTATATTAACGGCAATCCAAATGCTTCTTTGTCTGATATATCCAATTTAATACAACAGACAGGAGCAGATCTTGACTCCCTATCGGCTACATTTGGAGTTGATCCAGCTGAAGCTAGGACTGCTTATAATCAAGCACTAAGTGGGCCTAGCGCGGCAGATCAAGCAGCAGAGCAAGCAGCGGCAGCTCAGGCTGAGGCGGCAACAGTTGCAGCTCAGGCTAATACGGCAGCATTGGCAGCCGCTGAAGTAGCAGAAACAGAAGTTGCGGCACAAACTGGTCTTCAGAATGTTCTTGATTTTGTTTCCCAAGGAAATAAATCTGATGAAGATATTTATAGAGAGATGGTTAAAAATGATGTCAGCATTGAGCAAGCTGCTGCCGCTGTAAATTATCCAATAGATGAAGCTACTGCTAGATACTCTCGCGCTCAAGAAATGGTTCAAATTGAAGACATAGCGAAAGGCGGTGTTGATAAGGCGTTAAAAGATTTCCCTAATGGCATCCCAGATAATTTAATAGCTCGCTATGTTTCAGAAACTACAGACTCTGCCGAACAAATAGCTGGGTATATGGATGGGCTTGGTTTAACTCCTGATGATATGTCTAGGGCCACTGGGCTTCCTTTAGCTGATGTACGAGCAGCGTACAACCAAGCAAAAGACGGTGGTGCAGCAGCAGGAACAACTTCGGCAGGAACTGGCAGCACTGTTGCGGGAACTGCTGTAGCTGGAGGAACCGGATCTGGAGCTTCTTCTGGAACAACCTCTGTGGCTTCTCCAACAGCAGTAGGAGGCCGAGCTGGGAGCGGCGGTCAAACTGGATTAGCAGGAGCAGAACGCGCTTTAGCTGGCGGTGTTACGGCTGCTGCACAAGCTATTGAGTCAGGCGCAGGACAAGCTAGAGCAGATCTTCTTGGCGGCACTCAGATTGCTCGTGAGGATTTAACACGAGGTGCTCAAGAAGCTGGCGGTTTAATTCAGTCAGGTACTGGATTAGGACTAGAGGCTCTTGGCACAGGTCTTGGTGCTGCAAGGCGCGACATTTTGGGAGGCGCACAAGCTGGACTTGGCGCGTTGTACCAAGGTCTTGGTGGTGCTAGGACTGATCTTCAGGCCGCTCAACAAGCAGCTAATCAACAATACGGAGCAGGTATTGGAGACATCACAGCGGCTCGTGATCTTGCGTCTCAGCAAGTTGGTCAAGCCTTTGGTCAAGCTGGTCAAATGTTTGATCCGTACCGTCAGGCAGGCACTGCGGCGCTACAGCAGCAAGCTGCTTTATCTGGCGCGTTAGGCCAAGAAGCGTTTAATCAGGCTTTCCAAGCCAGCCCACAGCAGAGTT